ATTGTCTTCTCTCAAATATGCGTAAGTATAATAATCGTTCATTTTCTTACTTTAAATTGATTGGTATTATTTCGTAATTAAAATTTTCTTCGTTATATGTTTTAATTCTTTCTATAAAATGGTTGAGAGTATAATTCTTAAATGATTTAAATGTTAAGTCATCTGCTACATCATATAAGACTGCCTTATTTTTATTTTTTGATTTTCTTAGGACTCTTCCAATACTTTGCAAATTTCTAATTCTTGACTTGCTTGGAGATGAAAAAATTACATTATGTAGATTTTTTATATTAACACCAGTGCTCATTGTTCCATAAGATGCAACAATCACAGCATTATTTTCTCTTTCAGTTATTTCTCTTACCTTCTCCCTTTCGTCTACACCAACTCCACCATGAATAAAGAAAACCTTTCTGTTTCCTGCATTATTATTTATCATGTCATATAAAATCTTCCCATGAGATTCTACTCTTGAAAATAAGACCAAAGTGTTTCCCTTTAAATCCAATACAAGATTTTTGATAAATTTATTTCTTCCATCATTACCAATCAAATACTGAACTTCATCTTCATAAGTTTCAAACTTTCTGCTTCCATGTTTTAGTAGTAGACAAAAAATATCAAGAGTTGATATAATACCTTTCTCCATCAATTCTGATGTTCTCGTAACTTTATATGAAGGTCCAAACAATCCCTCAAGAACCCATTTATGAGTCTGAGTTCCATCAAGTGTTCCAGTAAATCCAAAACGATATTTTGTATTATGCAACTTAGACATAATATTAATTAATGACTTACTCTTAAAAAGGTGCGCCTCGTCACCAATTACAACATCATAGTTTTCAAAAAATGACCGATCTAACTTATAAATGGATTGCCATGTAGTTACAGTGACTGGATGATTATTTTCTTTTTCTCTTCCCGCATAGATTTTATAACAATACTTATCAGCATCCCATCCATAATCATTAAAGTCATTTACCATTTGCTCTACAAGACTTGTTGTTGGGACAACAATCAAAGTTCTTAGTCCTTTTGCTTCAAAATATCTAACAATAGAATAGATCATTAAAGACTTACCTGATGCAGTTGGACTGATCAGCAACTTTCTATTATATCTTAGTGCATCATATACACATTCTATTTGATAACTTCTTGGAGAAAATGAACAAATGGAATTCATATAATCCTTAACACCTTCTAAGGATATATGCTCATTAATCTCAAACGGAAGTCCATAATACTTATTATTTACAAACTCGTAAGTATAATTATGAAGTTTAATTTTTTCTATAACTTTATCTAAGAGACCAACATAGATCTCTCCTGTATGAACAGACAGAAGTCGAATAGTTCCATCCCAATGCTTATTTCTTCTCTGTGGCATGAATTTTGCATTAGGAACTTCAAAAGTAAAATACTCTTGCAGTTCATACAAAATATGAGGTTCACATTCTAACTTGATGTAAACCTCATTCTTTTTATGAATTTTAATATCAGTCACATGGGTTCATGCTGCTACAACTATATATCACCCCAAACCAGACTGGAATCTCATATACTCTAATGAATTCTTAATTTGATAACTTCTATTTTCCACCATCTTTATAATACCTTCAAGATATTGTAATACTACATTATAATACTCAATCTTCATTGATATATTTGATATGGAGTTATCTCCTTCAATATATTTTTGTATTGTTTCTTTGTCTCTAATCTTGTATGGAAATGGATCTTCTGCATATACTTCTGCAGGAGATTTTCCTGTATAATACTTATACCTTTCTAAATTTATCTCTTTTCTTGTCTGTTCCGATTTTTTTCTTAGAAGAAAAGTTTTATTGTAAAGATCATGATATTTTGCATGAAGAATGGGAATTTTTAAAGATTCTAAGTGAAGATTGTCAATATCTATTTTAGAATCTCTTTCCCACATTTCTTGCAAAGATTCCAAATCAATTGTCATAGTCTATTTCCTTTGATGTCAGTTATATAGTAAACAGTATACTTGAAAGATACTTCTGCTGTAAAGTATTCCGTGTCAGTTTCTTGTGCATTAAAATCCAAAGAACTCAATGAATATGGAAACATGTCTTCAAATACAACTTTAAACTTTGGATTGTAGTTACTATTCAATACTACCAGAGTTCCGTCAGAATAGATATTCATCATTTTAGAATTTCTATTGTCAATAGTTGGAGGTTCATTTTGCAAATCAAATATTTCTTTTAATGATTCTGGATACCCCAATCCACGAATCCATTTTTGAATCTGCATATAATTTTCCAAATTCTCATCAACCAAAAATCTCAATCTAAAATCATCAAATTCTATTTTGTCTCCGGGAATATCTAGATCCTTTAAGTATGAAGGTTGATTTGATACTCCCAAATTGAGACCAGGAATACCTGCTTCATTGGAGAAGAAAGTAACTTTTGGTACTCTATTCAGAACAAATTTAAAACCTCCGGTAGACAAGAAGTTTCTATTTGTTATCTGATTACTCAGAGCATTACCTAATTTTGCCATTTTTTTAAATATTTAGATAAAAAAAGAGGGTCCCGAAGGACCCTCCAAATGAACCGTGTGAAATTAAATCACATGAGGTTCTTGACGGTAACACGTCTGTAGTAACGGTTAACACCCAGTTGGATGCCATTGTCAGTAACTCCGCCGCTTGCAGCGCCCGTGTTTGCGAATGGGTTGTGAACCATTCCATAACGGGTCTTAAAGCCGATCTTAGGCTGGAAGGTGTTCTCACCAACGGCACGAACCATTTGGAGAGGAACATATGGACAATAGAACAGACCTGCGTCATAAGGTGATGAACCCTTATAACCAACAACGTAGTATTGGTTAGCAGAAACGTTTGACGAATATGGATCGATATATACTCTCCACTTGCCCATCAGAACACCTGCGAAGGTGTTGCCGGTGTCATCAACGTTGAGGTTAGCGTTGAGTGCAGGGGTGTAGTCAAGTACACCTGCCATTGACAGTGCCGAAGCAACGTCAGCAGAGCACATGATTACGTTGCCCTTTCCTCTACGAGTACGCTGTGCAATTGCGTTAGCATCGCGCTCGATTTGGAACAGGAGACCCTTGAACTTCTCAACTGACCAACGACCATTGGAGTCAACGTCGAGGTCGAAAGTACCTTGAGTTGCTACGTTGGTTTGTGCGCCAGCTTCAGCAGCCTTATAGATGGTACGGATAACTTCGCGGTTGATTTCAGCAAGAATCTCAGCCGACAGAATGTTGGCGAGTTCTGCTTCTGCGTTCAGACCGTGAATTGCCTTCAGGTCCTGAGCGAGTTCGAGTGAATACTCAGCTTTCAGAGCGCGTGAACGTGCAGTAACGGTGACCTTCTCGATCGAGAATGCCATCTCGTTGAAATCAGGACCAGTTCCGTCGCCAAGTGCTTCAGAAGCAGCGGTCTCCATTCCAGTACCAACTGTATAGTTGCCCTGTACACCACTAGTATTCAGAATGTCCGGGTTTGATGAACCGAGACCAACACCAGTAGTAGAACCAATACCAGTTGCATTGAATCCACGGCTATCTGCACCCGAGAATTCAGTCTTTGCTTCGTCAAACAGTGCTTCTGCACCGTCTTGTGAAGTGTAGCGTGAACGCATCGCGAAGATCAGTCCAGTAGGACCAGTCATTGGCTGAACACCTGCCAGGTCATAAGCGACCAGGTTAGGCATTGAACGACGGATCAGTGAAATCAGAACGGGATCGAAACCTGCAACGGTTTGACCACCAGTACTGGTGTAACCACCATTACCGACGCTATTAGTAGGAGATGCCTCAGTCAGGAATGAACCAGACTGATTGAAATCCTGTTGCTCTCTTAAAAATCTTTCTTGGTTCTCAAGCAGGGTAGCGGTTACAGCTCTCTTGTGTGAATCTTTGATTGCATCAAGACCCTCATAATTGAGGAGAGGTGCCCACTTTTCCTGCAGATGCTCGGATTGGAACATTTGCTTTTACCTATTAAGTGTACGTTTTTGGGTTTGAATTATATTAAATTCAATTATTTGCTAAACTTTGAAAGTGTCTTCAGATAGTTGGACATCGCATTCGAAATACCTTCTGGTGCGCTGTCTACTCCTTCCGACAGAGTTTCGGTTTTAGCTGATGAAGTTGCTTTCTTTGAGGGGAAATATGACTCCCTCAGCATCTCCAGTTTTTCACGATATTCTTCTTCACTTTCAAACTCAACACTTTCGGAAAGTGAAGCGAGCTTGTCTTTCTGAGAATGTGCGAGACCCTCAGAAATTTCGTCAAAGATTCCGTTAGCAACCGACTCTGCGAGACGCTTGTTTAAGGAAACGTTCTTTTCGATTTGCTCGTTGAGTTTTGTTTCCATTTCATCAAGTTTTTCTACCATGCTATTAAGCACATCATATTTATCTTCAGGGATTGTTACATAATGTTCTTCAAAAAGACCCTTCAGTCCAGTCATGAAGGATTCGGTCAACTCCTCCTTCAGACCTGATTGAACTGCCAAATTATTTTCTACGAACCACTCTTCTGCTACATACTCCAAATAGGAATCAACTCTTTCAGAGAGTGCTTCTTTGATTTCTTCTACTTCTTCGATAAGCTTTTGCTCATACTGAACTTCGAATGCTTCCTTAATTTCAGAAACCTTCGATCTCAGAGCAGCCTCAAAGATTACCTTTGCTTTCTCTTGGAACTCTTCAGAAAGTTCTTCACCTTCTAAGAGTGCATTGACATCTTCTTCGATTTGGAACTCATCTTCCGACGAATCTTCACTTACTGTTACTTCTTCCTCTTCTTCCAGTTCTTCGGATGTCTCGTCTACCGACTCATCCTCAGCAATTTCTTCTGCGGACTCATCTACGATTTCCTCTTCAATTACTTCTTCAGCATCAAGATCCTCATCTTCCTTCACTGCACCAGCAGGAAGTTTTTGCATTCCATCAGCAGCACCTGCTGACTTATTCACAACATCTCTAACTTGCTTGAGCGTTGCACCAGGTGTTTTCAGCATTGCTGAATTATCGTCTGGCTTATAGTTATCTGGAGTAGGTCCTCCAAGATCTTCCCAACCACCGCTTTGTCCAGCAACAGCACCAGAATCCAGTTTTTTCATTGGATCTGCTGCGCCAGCGCCAGAATTGACGGCGGTTTTGGATTGCTTAGTGCCTACTTCCATTTCTTGTAAATCTCCACGAGACATTTGAACTCTCCGATTAACCTCTATTTTTAATCTATATTTATTTATAAAATTACAAATTTGCTAAAAAGTCTTGGAACAATTGGATTTTATGCTCCTCAAGTGCCTTTTTATCAACGAGGGTATTTATTCTCTTTTGAGTTTGCTCTGCATACTTTTCGCGAAGAATACCTCCTTCCCATACCCACTCTTTACCTTCCATAATTCCCTGAACAAATGCATCAGGTGCAGATGGATCGGCAACAATATCAGCAGCAGTTGCTAACATAAAGTCTTCACCAACTTGCTTATACCCTTCTTTGGTTGAAGTTAAAGAACCAATACCGCGAGAAGAAACGCCAAGGCAAACACCTTCTTTCAGAAGTGATTCTGCAATCTTACCCATTGGGGTTGAAAGAATCTGTGCCTTTCCAATGAAGTTGTTGCCCTTTTGCTCAAGTGCAACAATCTTATGAGAAACTCTATCCAGGTTTACTGTTGGGCCATCGGGGTGTCCGAGTTCTCCAAGAGCACGACCCTTATTAACATACTGTTCAGTATATCTTTTTACTTCTCTTTCCATAATGGACATAGGGTACATACGTCCATTTCTGTTTACGCACTCTGCTTGAAGGAAAGGTCCTTTGATATACAGTTTTGCTGATTTACCAGCACCCTCTGTAATAACCTCTACCTTTTCGATCTCCTCTCTAATAAGTTTCATTTTTTTATTAGTTCTTTAATTTTATTTATTATTTAAAGGATAACTGGATCATTGTTAACATCATGCCTTTGGTAGGGATCTACCGCAACTACCGTATTTATTCCCGATACTGGATCATATCTATATCTTTGATATGGTGCTGGAGTTCTTGTGCCAATTCCCGCAGGACTATTATAATCATATGCAACATAGTCGCCATTAAAATCATAATATGTTATAGTTGACCATCCTTCAGTTCCAGAAAAAATGGTCGTTGCTATAGAAATTGGTTGAGGAGAAACGACCTGATTATTGATATCGTGTCTCGTATATCCTGCAGGCATTTTTTAGTTTTCCTCTACTTCCTGATCAGCAAACATAGAATTTGCAACAGTCGGTCTTGCTGCATCAATTCTTTCGGCAGATTTTGCATAAAGAATTTCTTTAATCTTATCGCTCACTTGAGAAGGACTCTCATCCGCAATAATCATATTTAATAAATCATCCATAAAAATTTAAAATATAACTTGAGTTATTTATCAGATCTCTCCACCTTCTGGTGCTTGCACTGCTTTTGCATCAGATTCCAAATCTGGTTCCATTATGGGTTGACCTAAATCCATAGAAGGATCCATAGGTAAACCAGTTTGTGGATCAACTGGAGCATTTGGATCTGGGATAATTCCTTCCTCAATCTCCTTCTTCATAATCTTATCCTGTTCAATAATTTCTTCATCTGTTTGGCGAAGAATCTTTCTTCTTACATAATCTTGGGAATAGTACTTACCAATATAAGGTTCTGCAGTGACCGCAAGATTTAACCTTTCATTCATAAGTTCAGCATCTTTAAGTTCTGAGAAGTGGTTGTCATAGAGGAAATCATACTGAATATGTTGTGCCATTTCTTCCCAATCATCGGGAGCAATAATATTCTTCAAAATTAATTGAGTCTTGAGAATATCGCTAAACATATTTGAGAATCTCTTTCTCAAACGACCAACAAATTTGGTGAATTTGAGTTCGTCTCTCAGAATTTCCGAAGAACGTCCAAGATTGAAACCGCCTTCTCCATCCATTCTTGATGGGGGAACGTTCAGTGAACGATATAACTTTTTCTTAAAATATTCAATATCAGTAATCTCTCCAAGATTCTGACCACCTGGAAGTGTAGAGATTTCAGTTCCTCTACCACCTTCCCTTCTTGGAAGCCAGAAATCTTCAAGCATACTCATATATTTCTTATCATCACGGATTTCTCCTGTGCTTGCATCATATACAAGTTTGTTACGATAGCGCATCATAACATCGCGGAGATATTGCTCTGCCTTTACCTTTGGAAGATTACCAACATCAATATAGAAAATTCTACGTTCTGGTGCTCTTGACAATCTGTAAATTACCAAAGAGTCCTCAATCATTCTCAGTTGATTGAGTGATTTAATTGCTTTATTTAAGTACGAAAGAGTAATTCCTTTGTTTCTATCTACAAGACCGGAAGTGCAATATGCAATAGAATCTCTTGCAATTTTTATTCCACTATTTCCAGAAGATGATTGCTGACCCCCAACAGGACCAACAGGATATGACATCTTTGGATTGTATATAAAATATTCTTCAATCTCTGGAAAATCATACTCCATTGGATTTTCCTGAATTCCTCTTGTAGCAAAAGATTTGTCTTTATCTGACTTCTTCTTTTGCCTTACATAACGCATTTTCATTGCGTCAATATATCTCAATTCTTGAATTCCTTCTGTCGGATTCTTAAAATCAATTACCTTATGATAATATAGTCTTCCATCAATATACCAATTCCTATAAATCTCATGTGATTTCTTATTAAAATCTAAAAGATCTAGAATATAATTAAACTCTTCTCTAATTTTTTTCTTTAATCCGTCAGTAGCGTTCAGATTTGACAACTCAATCTGAACCGGAACATCATTAGTATCCGAAACAATTGCCTCATTGACAATATCTTCAATGGCACTATCAACCTCTGGGTGAAGTGCCATTTCCCTATATCTTTTAATTAGATCAAATTCTGTCCTATAAACACCCTCAATATCTACATAAGAACCAAAAAAACCACTAGTCAAATAATGATCAACCCCGTCCTCATTATTTTCGGGGACGGGGGAGACTATAGTAGGACTTTTTTTGGACTCATCATCAATTGAAAAACCAAACAGTCTTGCCATGATTTAATTAAACTCTTTATCTCTACTATTTATTAAGAAATAACAGTGTTAGTTTGATCACCAGATTCACCTGCTGACCACCACTGAACTTGGAACTCTACGGTAAATTCCTGAATTTCATCGGAGCTGTCATAAGAAACAGCAATTTCAGAAACATTAGTTGGGAAAATATCATAGAACTTATAAGTTCTCAGAGGTGGAATTGCATCTCCATTATCAATATCTGAATTTGATTCTGAGAATCTTCCTTGATTTGCACCTCTACCTAACTGATAAACAAAAGCATCAGTCATATAACTGGTTGGATTTGTAATACCAGTGTTGTTATCCAACTTACTGATAGAATTCATCCACAGTTCAAAAGCAGTTCTTAACTGGAAGTCCTCATCGTTGATGATTGTTACTGTCCATGGATCAAAGGTTCTATCACCAGCAACTTTCATAATTCTTCCTCTAAAAGGAACATCAATGGATGCTACGTTTGATGCAGGAAGAGCTGCTGCTTTACAAAGGAATTTGAAAGTATCAATTTCATTTCCTGCCCCAGTTCTCCAAAGATTTTGAAGTGGTGCTGGGAAACTTGGAATCGAAACCTCAAATAAATTAGATCTTGCACCACCACCTGCAAGTCTTTCTTTAAATCCTGTAATCGTTCTGAGTGTTGACATTTTTAGATCCTCCTTAAAGTTTTAAATAATCTATCAAACTCTGCCAGCAACTTCTTCAAAAGAAATTCCAGTTCTAGTAGCAACAAATGTCAGTGTTACATAATTAATTGACTTGGTTGGCTTCAGGAAGATGTCGGCTCTAAACTCATTATTATCGATAACATCTGGTGTGTTATTGGTCTCATCGCAAATTACAAGGAAGTCATAAACTCCTCTCTTTGCTTTGACATCACGTAAGTATGGTTCTACAATGTTTACGAAGTTTGCTCTGGTGATTTGATCATTTAACTCAAAGAGTTGTGCTTCTGCTGCATCTTGCAGTGCTTGCTCAACAGTCAAGAACAATCTTCTAACATTAATTCTATCAAATGCCGAAGCATATGCTAATCCAGTTTTGTCTCCAAAGAGTAAAATTCCAGATCCTGGTTGATTTACAATTGGATTAATTCCCAAAGGATAAAGTTGATCTCTTTGAGCTTTGTTTGGATTGTATGCTAACTTGATGGCATTATTCAGAACTCCTCTTTGTTGTCCTGCAGGTGAGAACCAAGGATAAGACTGAATTGATGTTCTAACGCAAAGACCAGCAACATCTGCATTGCAAGGAATATAACGGAATCTATTATTAAATCTATCAAAAGTATACTTATAACCACTATCAAAAATTGCATAAGAAGAATTTCTATTTCCAATTTCTCCAAAGAAATTAATTATATTCTTTGTTTGATCGTTGGTTGTCAAGAATCTTGCAACACTAGAACCTGGTTCTGGTTCGGATACTACGCTATATCTATGTGGAGAAATTACTGCTACACAGTCTTTTCTACTTTCTGCAATAGAGATAAGCTTAGATGCCTTAGATGCAGATGCTGTTGTGGTCGCCAATCCAGGACCCATGATTAAATAATCAACTGCAATTTCATCTTTGTTTCCAAATAAATCGTATGCAGTTGCCAAAGATCCAAGATCAGCTGTCATTGTTCCTGTGGTTCCAGGAGTTCCAGAAGAATAATCTTTTCCTCCGGTAAGCTTATAAACTTTATTTCCGAGAGCACTAAATGTTACATCTTGAGTCTCTTTATTCCACTGTCCACTGGAAAGAGTAACTGCTGTAAATCCAGCAGAGAATCCTGTTTGTGCTACCAGTGAAGAATCATCAGAAGGATTATCTCCAACATAAAGATACTTGGAGTTTTGTGCAAGATATTCTTTCCACCAAATTCTTTGTGGAGAATTGATTGCAGAAACTGAATCAGTTGCTTTTGACAATCCTACAAACTTCTCTAAAAGATTGCCTTTTATACCAGTTATAGTTCCGGTATCGTCAATAACCGCTACATGAATTTCATCATTCTTAGAATTTCTATCTGCAGCATATTGTGAGGTTCCTGGTTTTGGTGCAATCGAACTCCACAAAATATTTCCATTCTCTAAGGAAATAAATTGTTGATCATACCAATCAGATACTGCCGATTCTGCTGTAGAAACTGCAACTGATACAACAGCAGAACCTGCATTATTAATTGCAACTGTATTTCCAGGCCTAATAGATGCTGTCTGAACTCTAGCAGAATAACCTGGAAACTCTTCTTTACTTGTTGATGTATTAAATCTGGAAGTAAATTTAACATCAATAGTGTCTGTTCCTACACCAGTGATAATTCCCTTTAAGTATCCTGTAAAGGATGATGTTGCTCCAACTCCCGATAAGGGTTCGTCTGTAAGTGCAACTGAAACACCATAACCAACTACTGCTTGAGTTACTGCAGTTCCAACATTTACAATTTGATCTGCTCTGTTGTCAATGACTGCTACTTTAAGGTCGTTGTACTTAGAACCAGGATTCTTTGCTGCAAAGATATATGATGCAATATCATCAGAATGATTTGCATTGTAGTCATCAAAGTTTTTGATTTTAAGATCTGTTGTACTTCCTGTTCCAACAGTCAATACGTTTGCATTTTTTAAATCTGCGTCATCAACTCTGACGACTTTAAGAACACCACCATAAGAAAGGAAACTTGATGCACTCATCCAATATTCGTACTGCCCATCAAGGTCAAGTGGCTTTCCGAAAACGTCGATAAGTTCTTGTTCAGTAGTGATGTCAATCGCTTCCTCAACAGGGCCAACTGGGAAGGGTCCAGCAATAGCACCAATATTATCTAAAACATTATTAGCTCTTCCTACCGTTAAATCAACCTCCCTGACAAGTACGCCGGGAGATAATTGAGGAGTCGCCATTTTTTTCTCCTAAGTTCTCATTTACCTAAAAATATTTATTAAAAATCATTGCTTCATTTGCGAAAACAGTGCATGAACACTACCAATCTGGATATTCCCATAGATTATTGTTTTTATATCCACGTTTTCTTGACTTAGAAATTCTAATAATAGTGCATTGTTTGCACTCATAAGAATATGAGGATAAATTATATTTGTTTTTTCTTATCTTATAGAATCCATCAATTAAGTCTTTTGTTTCTCCACAAACTTTACAAGTTCTTTCGGTTAGATATAAATGTTCTGTTTGAAATTGATCATTTAGATCCATTATTGATAGTCCCACATATAAGACATATCACCGTATTCATCAGTAAACCATCTATCGCCATTACTATCAGTAAACGTATTTTCTTCCCCCAATCCATCAACAATAAAACCAAAAGGTGACATATCCTGCTCAATCTGGTTTTTTTGTTCTTCGTATAATCTTTTTCTAATATCTTGGTCGGTGAGTTCTTTAAAGTAATCCTGAGCAACTAACCATGCATAAATGACTAAACACATTGCCAAGTCATCATTACACCCATCTTCCGCTTCAAATGAGTTATGCTTGGAAATAAATGTTGTCAGTTCCGAAATAATCTCATAGTCATTGAATATAAGTTTATCTTCTTCAATTATAGTCTTTAAGTTAAGTGCTCCCACCTTCTTAACCGTTTTAGACATCTTGACTCCAAGTTGAGTCTTCTTTCCAGAAAATCCTTGACCTACAATTTGACCTGCTCTTCCTCTCATAGAGCACATCAAAACATTTTGATACTCCAAGTCATAATGAAGCAATGACGCTACTTGATCTCCAATATCATTAACTTCACAAAGAATATATGCCCCATTATAACTTTTTGCTAATTCATATATTATATTGGGGAACATCATAGGCTTGATTTCGTTGTTCCTATACTTCGCCACCAACCTATGAGGAAACTCTGTGATGTCAATAACTACAAATGCTGAATAGTCCTCACTGACTCCTCTGGCAACGTCAACAGTTACAACATAGTCGTGATTTTCCTTTGGATTTTCATAAACGTCAAGTCCAGCATTTCTTTTTATTGGATCACCAAATACAAGAGATTTTAACTTTGAAG